GACCGGAGCCGGGGTCATTCCCGACCTTTTTCTGGTTGCAGAGTCAAGAGTTGAACTTGAAGCCTCGGGGTATGAACCCAAGATGTTACCATTACACCACTCTGCCATATAGGGCGTGACAGGAACATACCCTGTCATGCGTTACGCCCTTTAAAAGTCTCCCCATGTTGCACATCGTTGAGAGGTGTAGGGAGTTCTGTTTTACTTAGCCCACGGGTCCGAAGATCATCGCAGGACGAACTGAAAAAATAAGGTAGGGGCTGGCAATTTACCACCCCTTATACTTATGCAAGTTCTGTCAATTCTCCAGGAATACGACCTGATTTTTTAGTGTAATACCATTCAAGGTATTGTTTCCTTTGGTCGTATTCTGGAGTCGAAATAAGCAAACCAATATCAACAGTTTGCAGCATATTCAACCATTTTATCTGTTCATTTGAGAGATATGGGCGAATACTTTTTCCCTTTTCAATACCTCTTTCTGTACGAAATTGTTTCGCTGTTTTACCTAGTACCATCCGATTCAACATATCGCATTCGTTACTGAAATGGTAGGGTCTTGGATTTTCATGCAGCATTTTAATCTGCTCAGTAAGAAGCGGAAATTGTTGTCTCGCTTCCGCAAGTGTTTGGATAAACTTCTCCATCTGATTGAAGCGTTTAATATACGCTTCTTTGAATTGTGCAGCTTTTTTTCCTCTGTAACCCATCGCAAGAAAAACGAATCCATCGCGAGTCATGTTAAAACAAGGCTGTTTTTTACCTTGCTCATTTCGGTATGAGGACTCCGCAAAGTTGCGGAGTCGAAATTCTTCTGAGCAGTCTAAATTTCGGATTGACCTGAGAACATCGTCATGTCGCTTTTCAAACATCTTCGCAACCATCACACTGTTCACTTTCGCAATATCATGATTATCGACAAACATTCCGTACTCATCCATAGGTACTATTTCTCTCATTAAATTCCTCCCAATTTTGATTCAATTTTGACATGATGGAAACCCAACATAAAAATGTCAAGATAGAAGAAAAAGGTTGCCGCACATACGACAACCTTTTCTTAAAAAAAATAAATACAACTTGGGACAGCGCTTTTCTCTCTCTAAGGCAGCGCCTTGCCTTTATTTGTCAGCCGTTAAAGCTGGAGCAAATCATAATTCTCATCGTCGACCTTGTACACAACCTGAAACTCCAGACTGCCAGTTTGCTGCAAAACAGCGTCAAGGTCATCGACATCTAAAATAGCACAAACCCCGCAGGAAGCACTTAACTTCCTGGGGGTCGGCATCAAGAGGCACCGAATCGCTTCCTTATTCAGCGCCCTGGAAAATATCGTTGCATCAAAGCGGTTTTTAAAGGTAACAAGCAGTTGCATTACTCCTGAATCAGTTCCTTCATGCGCTTGGAAGCTCTGAAGCGGACAGTGTTGTAGGCCGGGACCTCCATATCCTCGCCGGTCTGGAGGTTTTTACCCATTCTTGCTTCTACTCGACCTACTTTAAAAGAGGCAAAGTCTTTCAGAACAACCTCGCCGTCATCCTTCAGGCCACTCATAATAATACCTTCTGGGCCGAAGATAGCATCATAGATGGCGTCAGCCTGGTCATTGGTGATCTTCTTTTCGACCTTCTCACCGTTTTTGGTGACAGGCAGGTTGCAGTTAGCGAGTGCAGTTACAAATTCTTTCTTTTTCATATCGTGAATCTCCTTTATTATTGTAGTTTAATGTAAACTTCCTGTACTGGAAGCTCTTTTCTTGAAGCGTTATTTTGTTATTAAGTAAAATTTAAATTTTATTAAATTTTGAGGCAAAGCATTTCTTCCACTTGTGGCAGAAAATGCAAATCAGTGGGTAGGAGTTAAGGAAATATATCGACTAAACTCACTTTTCAGAACGAAGTGTTGTTGTTCCAAATACTGAATTACATCATCCTTGGATGCTGAATACCACTCTCCACGAATATGCTTGTCCTCAAAATGTTTGTGGACCAAGCTCTCAATATTAAACGCATTGCTGCATACATAAGACTGATATACCAGACAAAGCTCACTAACACTTCCTGTTTGTAATTGTGCTAACCGTTTTTCTGGATCTTGAGCTACCCCAACTTTAATTGCACCGTTATCCATGTTTTCAATTACATACACAAATTGACGGTTTCTACGATCTTGCGGTAGCACCGATTCTACGATTCTCGCTTTAAACAGGTTGTTCAGAGATTCTCTCATCTTATCAAAGGCGGTAATATATTTGATTTTGAGTTCATCAGCTTTATCTCCGGTCAAACCTAAAGCTATGTAAAAGAAACCAGCGTCGTCCAGTTCATATTCACGGTGGGTTCTGCCTCGAACATCAGTATAACTTGTCTCTGTGATATGATCGGCGCAAAATTGCGCCGATTTCAGACTGCCATCTAGCTTTTGGTCTATCATTTTTAGAACGTCTTTGTGCTTTTTCTGAAATACCTCAGAAATTTTTCTGCTAGTTGTAACCGGTTTTCCGTTCCTTGCATATACGATCCCGTCAATAGTGCCATTCAACTCAACATTTTCGAGCGATCTTGTTAATTGACGGCATTTTGGTAATACCTCATCTGCAATTTTGACTTGGAACTTTTTAGCTGACTTATTCCTGGCTTTCATAGCAAGTTGGTAGAATATATTTTCAGGAATAAACCCATCGTCTCCACAAGTGGGGACGCCCAACTCCGTCAAATATTTATAAACTCTGTCCCAACGCACAACTTCGTTTCCACTTTGAGCTATCCGTGTAAACCCCAAACCTCTAGCTACAGTCTCCAATTTCAGATAGACAACGCCATCTTTTTCATAGCACTCAATGCCGTCTAAATTCATGATTTTAGGTTTTTCAACCTCAAATGTCATAAAGTATACCTCTCAGCAATTAAAAATAGATACTCACTCACACAGTAGCCAATTATTTCATCATGTCTCGATTTTCTATCTTGTACGAAATATGAACACGGCCAAATTTGACTATGTTGGAATTTTCCATCGACGCTTGTGTCGATGAACCGGGTTGTAATAATTCCCAGCTTCCTGGGAACTATTTCGACAGCTAGTTTTTAAAACTATACCGGTTTACACGTTGCAGGAAGTTGCAACGCTTTATCACGCATAGTCAAACTGGTCGAAATCGACCAGTTTTAAAATTGAGCTAAAGTGCTGTGTAAATAACCTGCCGTAAACCTTGCACATCATAGATAAATGACTTGTGCTGCCTTGCAGCATTGTATCCCTGATCTACTGTCCATGCACTCTTTGCGCACAGGGTAGGTAGCCTCTGGATTCGCATGTGATTTTCCTCCAGCAGTACCTTTTCAGAATGAAGGTGTTGGAGGAAAACGTCAGTAAACTTAACCCTACTCCATTTATCCCTTGCCTCATCAGCAATCAATCCCGGCAAGCGTTTAACGTCGCCGTCGTGAGCGAATACCAACAGGGTATCTCCGTACTTGTAATACTTGCGGGGAAGGGGAGAGTCGTCGATGCGAACATTCTTGTCAGCCTTGTACCATGCTTTAAGGTACTGTGACAATTGGAAGCTGCTGGTCATGTCGTGATTGGCAGGTATGTAAAGGATGTCAACCGGAGCAATCTGACGCAGCACATCAACCACACGGACCATCATGTCGTACAGGCCGCGAACAGTGCTGAAATAATCAGTGCAGTTGTCCTGTGGTGTACCTTTGACTGTGGTGCCAGCCATGTTATCAGCGTTGAACATGTCTCCACCGATGGTTAGCAAAATACGCTTGACGCGCTTCTGGTTGACATCTGCCAGCAGGTTGCTCAACATCTGGAAGACCACATCATTGGCAATATCAAGGTCATATTCGTTCCCTGTGCGTTCCTTGGTGGCTTGCAGGCCATAATGGAGATCGGACAGGGGAATAACCAGCAGATCAATACCAATCTTCTTTTCCGGTTTTGGAAGCACCGGCGGGGTATAGGTGTTGCACAACTCCTCAAACCACGAAGCAATCTGTTCTTTGGTCACTGCTTGCGGTTTGTTCACAGGCGCGACAACAATTTTGGAGCTAACCTCCTGCCGACCTCCGACTGTCCACATACTGTTTTTGCTTGACACGACCTTAAACTTCTCAGGATCGTAGCCGTGTGCTTTTAGCAAAGCTACAGGGTCTTTCAGAACACTCTCATCTGCGTCCATCGTCAGTTCTGAGGTGTAGCATCCAGAGGCGTCATCGTATGCGACGGAAGCTCTTTTGCCTCTGGAAGGAGCTTGTACTGGAGGATTGACCCAACCGGCATCTATGTACTCATACAGGAGCTTAGAGCCTTTCCTTGTGGTGTCCCGGCTTTCAGCTTCGTTGTAGTACCAGGTACGCAGATCATTGACATCCTGCCATTCTACATCAGGGTTGACCTTCCTTTCTTGGAGCAGGCGTAACTGCTCTGCTAGAAATTCTTCGTGCTTGATGTCAAACCCTCCTAGAACTCATCCTTGGACGAGACGTTAATGGTTACTTCATCGCCAGCAAAGTCTGCCAGCGCATCCATAACAGAGATTGGGCCAACATCCTCGACGTCCATAGTGAGTTTGCCGTCCTCAATCTCCAGAACACCAGTGATGGAAAGTTTTGTGGATTTGTAATACTTGGAAGCCATTACTTTTTACATCCTTTCAGTAGTAAATTTTGCTCTTTAATAGATAGTGACCGGAAGTATGCCAGAGCTTTCAGAGCATTGTATTCCTCCGACATCAGGTACTTGTGTACTGTCCGATAGATCACTGTATCAGGACAGTCTCGCAGGGAACGGATATAGGCCGCTTCCCTTTGGTTGATCTCAACCATTTTCATCTTCCTTTATTGGATATTTCGTCCCCGAAGCCGGGGACGATCTGTGAAAAGGTGCAGAGCGTGTATATCTATCTGCACACTATTGGGAATTAGACAAAAATTTTAATACCCCCGAAAAATGGCGTATTTAAGCCAAAAATCGGGGGTAATTTTGAAATAGTAAACGCTGACGCGACACTTATTTTACGGCATCTCTGCGCTTTTGAGATGCTTTTCTGTTGCTGCTTTTTCGGGCCTCTACCGCACATTCATCGCAGTAATCCTTCCGGCATGATGTCTTTTTAATCAACTTCCCACAGCACTTGCAATGGACGATACTAGGATCTCCTACATATTCCAAATATTGATACCCCAGGTCGTCAAACTGGTAGATATGAAGAACCGGCTCTGTTTCCGCATCGACGAATAGTACTTGAAGGTTGACGTTATCAACAACCTTGCTGTACCCGATCAATCCCAGCAGATACAACTCCCGAATTAGTTGTTGCTGCCGTTTACAATCAAGGGTCCTGATGTCGGACATCCTGAAAACATCCTTATCGGGCGTATTGACCCAGCTGTTGTTCTCTGGCCTGATCGTATTAAAATATTTTGCAATACACAGCAGGGTAAAGGCCAGTTTTTTCAGACTTTCCTTGCGCAGTTTCGCAATCTCGGCCAACTCTTTTTCTGTAATGCCAACATACTCAATCTCAATAATCCCTTTGCCCTTGGCCTTTGAAACAATCTTGTCTACAGTTCGCTGCCATTTCGGAAGGACTAAAAAGGGGAACTGCCTGAGATAATCTTCTACCTTTTCAGATACTTCCTTTTGTTTCATCCCTTGTGCATAATAATAGCGCGACAAGAGATAAACATTATGTATCGGGTTTGTTGTTTCCTGAACAGAGCTGAGGATGTCCTCAGCTCTACGACGTTCGTTCAAAATAATCTCTATAGGTCAACACCTTCAATCATCGTTGTCATACTAAATTTTTTCCCGCCAAATTCTATCTCTCCATCCTCGTCCAAAACAGGGAAGGAGATTCTTCTGTCATGTCTGTTTAACAGATTTTCGATAATCTGTGTCCCACAAATATCCCACGCAAACTGCTTGGAATGATTATTGCGGTAACAGAGATCCAGCACAATGTTGCATAGCTGTTCTTCGTTACTGCATATTTCAGAGCACCGTTGCCGGAAGCTGCGCAGGAGCATCGCCCTTGCAACTACTGCATCATCTTGATCTATACGCCGGTAATATGCGTCGGTCATAAACTCCTGCACTTTTTTCTGGTACTGAATTTTCAGATCTGCTATTGCCTGATATTGGGTCCTTGAATAAGGGACGTCTGTTTTCAAAATGGTGTAGTCAAATTCTTTGGCCGGAGGATGTTCCTGGATATATCCGTCAAATTCTTGTTCTATTCTTTTACATATTCTATTCTGCACACATGGATGATTGCCCACTGGTAATTTCATCTCATAGTACCGTAAAAACTCCTGTTCCTCCGGCGTCTTGTTTTTCTTGTGTTGCAGTTCTTTTACAGACATTCCGAACTGCCGGACAGATTTCTTATCTGCATTTTTTATATAGGTATTATACTTTTTCATCAGGTCAGGGTAGATGTACCGCATAAAGTATGGTTTCTTGTCTGCTATGATGGTATTATAAAACTCTTTTCTGGCAATTTCCTCTGGGGAATCATCTTCCTGCACCCGATTTGCATCTCGGTTATACCATCCTTTTGGCATTGGTTTAGCTATGATGCCTTTGGTTTTATCGATCGCATTTTGCTGGATCAACTGTCCACATTTAATACGATAACTTAGCGCCTCGTATTCTTTACTTCCTAAAGTAAACTGAGACTGAACGTCAAACATGGAAGTGATCCGGTTTGTGACTTTCCCAATTTCATCGCCAAAACTTTTCTTGTTTGCCAAAATGAGGTCAGACTCTTCGATTATTTTTTTCTGAGCTTTGCGCTGCACACACATAATGCAGGGAAGGTTTAACGTGTTCTCAACCAGCACCTTATTGTCGGTCAGGAAATACATATCACCGTCTTTATCCGCGCCGTTTGTGGCATGGGTGGTCGTATCCCAGGCATTAAGGATTGTGCAGGTATTCATGTAGCGATACCAGTGTGCCATCTTATCAGTACAGGCAACTTTCAGCTTTACAATATTATTTGCTGCACTCATTGGGGCGCGGAAGCATGACACATAGGGCGTCCCTCTGTCGATCCAGTATTTGTTATACAGCTCTCCAGCCTTTAATAGCCCAGTTACCTCCAGCCCAAACATACTCTGGCACAGAGCATACGGGTCGCCAGAAATGATAGAGTAATTTCCATGCACTCGGATTACTCCAACCTTGGCCTCCTTAATACGTTTTCGCAACATCTGCCAGATACGGTTTCTGACATAAGGATCGTTTATCATCTCCGGCTCAATCATCAGTGCCTTTGCAAAGTCATCTTCAAGCTGCCAGAGATTATCCTCACTCAGATACATCCCTTTTAAGAACAGTAGACTTTTCTGATAATCTAGCCCCAAAATATCACGCAGCTCTTGAATGGTTGGCTGGATCAGTTCCTCGATCTGCTCATCCGTAAGCTGGTAACTCTGGATGAACTGGTAGTTGAGATCCCTCTCATTTTCCAGCTCCTTGGGGCATACCTTGGTCAAGCCAAAAGTGTATCCGTTATTTAGACAATTCTCTAAATAGCTTTGGAAGCTGGAATAGCTGTCCCAAAGTTTCAGCTGCGAGGTGGTCAAGATCAGTTCAACATAGGTAAGGTCAACATCGTTTCCCCAGGCGTCCTTGATGATTCTGGTCCCGGCAACTTTGTCCGCAAAGTCCAGGAAATCAAAGCAGAAGACCATGCCTTTTTCCCAGGAAAACCTTGTATTGGCTCCGGCCATGATGTAATCAAGCCCCAACTCATCACTCCACCGTTTTGCGAGTGAGGGGAGCATGAGGCCATAGCCGTCGCTGTCGATCAGCTCCACTTCTTCATTCTCTCGGTATTCCATCACCGGCTCACCGTCGTTTTCATCGTTGAGGTAAATGATGTTGGATTTAAAATGTGTCACGCAATCCGGCACCACGCAGATACCACGGGGTAGGGAAACGGGGAAGGAGCCACTACAGGAAAGAGCCTTGTAAGACTCAAACTTTGCTGGCACCATCTCTTTGTTAGGGTCGCGACCATTTTCCAGCCTGCGTTTTAGTTCCGGCGCTACTCTGGAGCTGACAAAGACAATGGTGCTGTTCTTGACTCCTCCGTTTGTTCCCAGCAACCTCTCGTAATGGATGTCGTTGATACTAAAACCACTCTCGCAAGCCTTGTCGTAATCTGCATCCTTATCAATAATAAGGCACATGTAATCTGGTTTGTAAAGAAGGTTGTCCAGTTCTGTGTACAGGTCTCTGATGCGGCGGCGGTTTGCTTTAGAGGTTTCCAATTTCTTGATGTAGCGGATCTCCTTCTGGATCGCCGCCGCCTTTCTGTCAACGTCTTTGACTCCATTGATTGCGTCTATCATCCGCAGGGTATTGCTGTCTGATAGGGCAATCAGTTCTTCATTTCTCCTTGCTTCTTGCAAGGTAATATGTAGGTTCCACTTTTCTTTTTTTAGCCTGCTGCTATGCAGCTTCAGCACATATCGCTGACCTTTAATTTTGATATAGCAAGCCTCCTTCTCGACTTACACTGTATTTTTCACCCGCCATCTGTATTTGGCAGATATTCTTATCGCTTAACACTCCGACGACAGCCTTGACAAGCAATTCCATGTCTTGTAGAATGATATGGCTAGGAGGTATCGTCAATGCTTGAACTTAAAGACATCAATAATCTCACCCTCAATCAAGTATCTCAACTCAAACTTCAAGACATGATAGAACAAGACTTAGATTGGTTACAGGCCCATCTTGAAATCACAGTTTCGCAAGAACAACAGTATGGTATCCATAAATTGATAGATCGATGTGCTTCGTTTTATAACGGACCGACATGGAAGGTTATAAGAGAAACTACCGCTTATATTGCTTCCTTAATCACTATTGGTGTAGGATTGCGTGGTTGTATGTCCACACAAACATCTGAGACGCCTCAGTATCAATCACCACCTGCGATAGAACAAATCGCGGACGATTTTCACACATTAGTGCTAGACATACAGCAGCAACATGAAATCCCCAATCTCAATGTCCACTAAAATAGAAATTCAGCCACCAAATGTACCAATAAGGCTACCAGTACCACTGTCTGGTATAAACAAACCGTCATCTCTGCCTTTTTAACCTCATAACGTAGCTCGTCCATCTCTTGTTGGGCCATTTTGAGCAATTCAGCCTGTAGCTCATAATTGTTCATATTCTCCATTGTACATCACTCCTCTACACACCTAAGATACAGTGTAATGTGCTTTCGACTAATGTATACACCAGCATTACATCAATAATCATGCGCGGCCATGTTGGATAAAGCTGATGGATTTTTTGTTGTAAGACTTTTGATTCTTGAATAATTTTTAATAGTAAAACTTCATTATCCATTTAAACACCTCCACTCTAAAGCTATATCCACATTTCGTCATCATCTACAAGGTCAACACCATCGGAGATAGTGGACTCCAGACCTTCAATTTCACCGCAGCGTTCTGTAGCCTGCTGCATTGCTTCTTCTTCATTGTCTGCTTCGACTAAGATACTGCATACGATGTTTGCAATATATTTCATTTTGATCGTCCTTTCTTTTGTTACGATACGTTCATTGGTTTAGACCACCACGGCGAGGTCGTTGAGTGTACTTCATTGATGTGGACAGGGACTATTTCTGGGCGTCCTTCCATGTTGATCTCTACCCAGTAAATTCCACGTCCCTTATCGATGCTGCGAATAGTCGCTAATACTGGCGCACGTTGAGGGACACAGAACCACAACCAATCCCCAATACAAAAATCAGCATGGTAAGATATTGGCTTTTCGTTTCCAATCATGTAGGTATACCGCTCGAAGGTCCCGTCTTCGCGCCAGAGGAAATCAGTTTGATACTTCCAGATCGTTTCTTTTTCTGGCGGACGACTATAGTATTTATGTCTGCTGTCATCGATCCACTGAATGTGTATCCACGTCTTGAAGTAGGTTCTGGTGTGGCGTATAGTCAGAAGATCGCCCCGTATAGCGGTAATGACGTAACTCCCGTTATCTTTTGAAGTAATTTCAGAGTGTCGATAAACCAGATCACCTACTTTCCAGTTCTTAGGCTTTAACTCCGCAAGCTTTGCTTTCTGCGGAGTTTTTTCATTAAGGTAAGAGTACTTTTCCTCAATCTGAGCGAAAATTTTTTCAAAATATGCTCTGATTGGATCGTTAGGGAAGAGGATGCGCTGCCACCACTCTATCGTCTCTGTGTACTTCAACTTTCTTGCTCCTTAACCATCTTTGCACCACACGCAGGGCAATATTGAGATCCAGCATAAAGATAGGGGTTACAATCCTGTTGCATAATGGGAAGATTATTATTTCTGTTTCCACACAAATTGCAGATCCAGCCGCCCATCCCCCAATCTATAGCATTTGGATCATAGACCCAATGGCCTTTCTGCGCAGTCATTGCATCACATTTTTTCTGCAATTCTTCTTTTGCTATACGCTCTGCTATGTAGGCTTTCTCTTTTTCAGTGTACTTCTTTTCAAGGTCATGCAGCGCATTTTCAAGTTTGTCCACTTTTATTTTGAGTGTTTCTGTATCGTTACTTTCTGGAACGATAACAGCGTCAGGATTCAGTTTAAAAAGCGGGCGAACCCCATACGCGACGTTGACGCTGTAGTTGATGCTGAGACCACCAGCAACCGTCACCTGATACGCTGTGAGCGAATAACCATTTGCTTTTGTGCTATATGCAGTTGCCGTCCATTCCCAATTCCCTTTTGGATTCGGAATCAAATACCGGTATTTTCTGTGCTGATCACAGGTTCTTGGAGCCAAAAAGCACTCGCAAGTCCCATAGTCTTTCAACCCATCGTTTACCGTAAGGTCAACTTGCATAAGTACAAAAGACGCCCTGTCGACTCCATCCTTAACCCATTCGTCAAGGTACTCGCCGTTCAATTTTTTTCTCAACTCGGATTCAGCAAAGTTGTTAGTTTCTCCGAACTTCGACTCAAAATCTTCGTCCAACACCATACACAGCGTCCCGTCATCCATGTGTTCCAGAACCATGCAGTTCTTCTTTCCGTAGACGAAGCGTTCTCCCTGAATGTAATCTTTAATTGTTTTCATCTTTGTTTCCTCCATTGGTTCAATCTACCACTCTGTTCCTTTCATTTCTATTGCTGTTCCACATTCCGAGCACACCGCTTGCAGTTGCCCAGCTGGCAGCCGTCTACTTTGATTTTGGTGGGCATGGTGATTCCTCCTGTCTATGCTTGTTTCAAAAATTTGTTTTCTGGCCAATTTTATGTTATAATTGATTTATCAGCTTTTATGTGAGGAGGTCAGACTCTTGTCCGTCGAAAAGGAACAAATCCTAGACTTGTATCAAGAGCATCAATCCATCAACAAGACTGCTCAGATACTTGGCATTTCGCAAGCCACAGTCAGGCGCGTACTTGTGGAAGGTGATCTATACCAAAATAGGACATCGCGCTATGTTTTAAGGCTTTATCGAGCTGGCTTTTCCATTTCCGAAATCCAGGATATTATGCAGGTTTCTCGGAACGCTGTAATAAGCTATCTCCCATATACCAGGGGATATAGATTAACGGCGCATAAAAGTGCCAACGCGATCAGAATTGCCCGGACAAGGGCCAGAAAACAAAATCAATCAAAACAATCTTAGCTGCTCTTCAATGGGGCAGCTTTTTTATTCTTTGGGTTGAAAGTAGCTGCAAAAATCATCTGGGCCATATTGATCTAGTCCTAGGGAATGTACCTGACAATGGCTCATAGATGTATAAAATTTGCAATCCTTGCACCTCCCAACCGGCGGGGCAGGGCGGGTGTTCCATTTAGCAAGAGTGTCTTTAAAAGTCCCATATTCCACTTCGATATAATTCCCGCAACTGCAACTTACAGAGAATCCATCATAATCGATATCAATATCATTTATCATTTCAGCAGGAATATCATCCGATCGGTATGGAGCATCGACATAAAGTTTGTCACTGCCACAATAAGGACACGGCAACGCAATTCCTTTGTCGGTACAAGCCCGCTGCGCCTCCCGACTTCCCATCAGCGCGCGGCGAATCAGTTCTTTGTCGGTCATTATTAATCCTCCTCCACCGGCATGTTCCAGCAAGCCTCACAATCATTGTCAGTATCATCGCAGTTCTTGCAATACCCTAAACTCATGCAGCAAGCACTCGGTAATCCACTTTCGCATATCTGTGCATTCGGATATTTCTCCATAAAATCTTGCAATCTGGTTCGTTGCGGGTGCTCTTTGCTCCATTGTTCTACCCTCTCCACACAAGTATTTAATACACTGCCTCCCCAATCTGTAACAGGTATCCTACAAGGCATGTCCGCCATCGGACATTTTAAGCAATCATGATATATGCTTGTATAGTAATTGTGCATTCTTTGGACTTCTCGCAAAAATTTCAAAGCATCCATTACTTATTCCTCTCTTTCATTTTGCTTATCAAAACAATGATGACTGCCATCGTTCGTCCTAATCTCTAAAGTCTCTGATCTCCTCAATTAAGTCTAAAACTACCCACACAACCATAACTATCATAATGAGCACAAAGAAGACGCACATCGTCAATCCGAACAAAAAACTAGCCACTTCAAACATATCGTCACCTCATTTAGAAAAAGATCCGTAAATCAACATCATCACCAGCCAGATAGCAGTTGCAACTTTAATCGAAAAATCCCAACCGATCAGCCAGCAGATCAGCCAGATAATTCCCGATGTAACAACCCAGGAAATACCAGCGGCAATCAGAAAAAGCACAATCATTGTTGCGCAACCAACTTTACTATTCATGTAAATCCTCCTTTATCATTAAAGCCCCGCAATGAGGGCAATAGCAGGGAAGTGAGCTTTGATCTTTGGATGTCGTCAGAATGTCGTTTGGACGTTTCTGGCAATTCCCGCACACATAGAACCCGAATCCATACCCTCCTCCGACTTCAACCCATTGCCATGAATGAGCTTTCAAAAATGCGATCTGTTCTTCATTAAAGAAGATGACACCATCTTTTTGCTTGTCGATCATAGCGACCAAACGATTGGACACATCTCCTTCAAAGTTGCGCAGAATTTCGGATAAAGCATCCTCGGTAATATACTTCATTTTTTCTCCGCCTCCTGTTCTGTTTTCCATTCGCAGTATTTCTCGCAGGTTTCCTTGTCGAGGAATACTACGTTCCACTCATTGATTTTTTCAAACGGCTCCCCTTTGTAGACCCAATCAAACACATCTCGATAGTCATCAGAGTCATGGACGGAAGGAGCATAATAATTCCAAATTCTGCGTTTACCATTGAACAGGTTGTCCTGACGGATACCGATAAGATGTAAATCTAAGGGTAAATATTCTTTTTTTCCATTTGCGCATTGGCATGGCTCTCTTAAATCCTTTCCACTTGGGGATTTAAAGTGTATATATCTTCCTTTGTCGCATTTATCGCACTTCGGCGGCAAGGTAATTTTTTGCTCAACACCCCATCCAATCACAATATAATCGCCAAAAAGTTCCTTGATTTTTGCGGTACAAAGCTCCCGTTTATATGCTTCAACTTCAGTTTTCAGGCGAGATTCATACCATTTCTTGACATTCTCAACTTCCTGCCGCTCTTTTTTATATTGCTGCAACTCTGCGTTTTCTTTCCGCAGCCGCTCCATCTCTTGTTTGATGTCATCGCGGACACTGTTTTTGATAGCGTCTATCAGTGCCCACTCCTCATCCCTGGTTTCTCCGCACCAGTCGTTACCGAACCAATCATTATAATGTTCCAAAATTCATTCCTCCAATATCATTAGTATCCAGCATAAGAGTACCAGCGCGTAGCTCAACCCTAATGCAATCCAAGCAACCTTTCTGTAAGCCTCAGCAAGTGACGGCATATCGTAATCAATGATAATACTCCACACAAACCATGACAGGCTAAACACTAACACAACCCAGATCATTCAGTTCCACCGGGCTGAGAGCCATCCCGCTCTTTTAGCAAGCGGTTGAGTTCGTCAACCTTCGCCCCGAACTCTCTGTAAACGTTGTCTACAGCAAGCACAGCCTGTTTCAAGCTCATTTCTTTACCTTCTAGTCTCTCTCTAGCGCTTCTCTCACAAATGTCTGCAATCGCCGCTGATAATGTTCTAACATAATGCGGGTCTAATATCCCAAATTTCCCATCCTTGTATAATTTCTTTTTTCCAGCTATATATTGGTACTTATCAACATCGATAACCCAACCTTCGCCAATATCAATCATCGTTATCATCCTTTCCGTAAACCCAGTCTATCAGCATATTTCCAATAATATTTCCAAGAATATTGCCAATAAACGCTCCTGCCGTAGCAGACAAGATTACTTCAATTTCGCTCATATCGTTCCTCCTTACTCAGCTTTCTCAATTCTCCAATAAATATCATCCATGATTGACTCGATATGCTCTGCCCACTCTGGATTGCCGTTATAGGCAACGCAAACATCCGATAGGGAAGTGCCGTTGTAATATCTACCGTCTTCCTCCAGGTATAGCTCCCGCATCTTTTCAGCAGAATAGTAGATGTAGTCCTCCGGCGAGCCAAACGACATATAACCTCCATCGTCGCTTGTCCATCCACCCAGATTATTGGGTGCAGCAGTGTAACGACCCCAGCCGGATTCCTCGGCATCTTTTGCGGCCAGGAACACCGGATCGACCCCATACATGGCCCCGGCATCCAGGTAAACCGCAGCGAGAGGTTTCAGGTCGTATAATAATCCGGCCTCCAGCTCCTCTACAGTTAAAGGTTCGGATGCCAGCAGATTAGCGGCGCTGGCATCCGCAGGTATGGTGAAAGTAGCCAACATCAATACACACAGCATCTTGCAGAGTAATTTTTTCATTCTAAGCTCTCCTTGCTCTTTCTAAATTTTCAGGGTTTCTGTATCTTGCGCGGCGCTTAAAGGCCGCCGATCTGACAGTATTGTCTAAGAGGGAAAGGTATGTCTCATACCGTTCAGAAATAATCTCCCGTTTAATCGCTTTTTCTTTTCGGATCGCCTCGCCAGCCTTGACTCTGTGAAGGTATCCCTCGCAGGTCATGTGACAGTTAGGAGAGACACAGCGATCAGGGCAGTCCTTGCAGGTTTTGAATTTGTCAATCAACATATCACCTCCTTTGCGTTGCGCGACATGTTGCACTTGCACTATGCAAAATTACAGGCGCAGTAACGCTGTCAATTTTCACTTAACACAATGGGATAATTTTAAACTCAATGGGGGACCAAATGTGTCACCCCATATTTTCAATGGTAATATCTTGCCAGATCGTCCTTAGCAAAAGTAATCTGCATGATACATCCCAACCGTTTCTGTAATCGGCGGGGCAGAGGGAGCTGCATCTGCCATCAGCATCAGCACACCGCTGGAGGCTATAGCAATTAACATAACAAGTATCGATGCGATTGCCATCTGGTACATCCATGTTTTCATTGTTTTTCTCCTTTACCGTTTGTTTGGTCATGGGTTAATCTGCTTTTTATCTTCTTCCCAATATCTGCCATGATGAAAGCTCCGAGGTACAAGAAGGGGAGAAGCAGCATCATAGTGCATAGGTACGTCAGGGTGGTCAGTAAGACCATGTTTGTCCTCCTTTTTAAGGTTCTCTATTCCAGCCGTTATAAGGGCTAGTGTCCCAAGGGTCTAAGTCCCAGTATATCTCCTGCTTCTTTTCCGTCTGCGGTTCCGTACACTCGCCCAGTGTGATAGGGCGATGCAAGGCAACAGATGATGTAACGTAAGGGATGTTCAGAAGCACCTTGTTTTTGAACTGGCTGGCTGTTGTTTCATCTTTCTCATAGGCAAAGATTTTTGGGTTTAGAACGACCTCTCTGGTCATAACACCGTCTAGCGTCAAGACATCACGCAGCGCCAACACCTCTTTCCGTACTAGTTTTCTCATCTGTTCAAGTTCGATTTCGGTGAGATGATACCTGTAGCGGTACTCTATCTCCGGGTCATCTACATACTCTTCTAACTGGGATCGCATCGCGAACACATAACTCTGGACACGTCTTTTTCTGCTATCGTTATCCAGCAGATAGATTGCTCTGAAGATGTCATCCTCGTCATATTTTGATGCCTCGTCAAGATTGACCCAGACATATTGAGGGTTCTCAACTTGTGCTGGTATGTTTTGTTCAATGATGTGCGTCCGACCCATATTGCTTACTACTATTTGTTTTACTGCCATATTACTCACTCCTGTCTTTTTTGGACTTGGCGGCAAAACTGCCGCCAAGATTTTTTTATCTACCTAATACAGCAAGAGAGACTGGAATTTTGCTATCAACTATAATGGGAGCGTTGAGCAGCATTGTATATTGTTGGTCATTCAGTAAAAATCTCCACAGCGTATCGTCTAGAGTCTCCTCTCTAATCTTTCGACTTATAATTTTGTCGGAATATTGATATATGAGGGTTTGCTGACAGGGAGTGAAGTTATACCGGGAGCCGAGCAATACTCCATTAACAATCTCGTCGTCGCAGATGTTTGGATAGAAGGAGCTACGCAACTCGTTGATTAGCCACCTTGTAGAGACAACACCGCTTTTTTTAATCTCCGCCTGGTCGCATTTTTGGCATACCATCCGGTATTGGGGGTGAAGATGTGTTGCCACCAGCAACATGGTGATTAAAGGAAGGGTGGTGGATTTCTTGTTCCCCGCAGCGTATAGTGTTCTGATCAGTTTTTTACCAATGGCAATAACCGGGACGTCATGGTCTACGATATAGCCAGGAATGTTGTTAAGAGAGAAATATCTCTCTGATAACATAATCTCACGATCAGAAATACTGATGAGATTGAGATTCGCCATACGCTTCAGAAAACTGTTAATGTAAGACTTGCTTCCTCCTTCTGAAAGTGATGGATCTTGAACGTAACACCAAAGATTTTCTTTTAGCAATCCAGAATCGATCATTGTGGCACACCCATTATGCTGTAGAAACGATGCGAGATTGTACAGTGTTGCAATGTCTCGCGGGGATACACCCTGGAGCACATCAACATCGAACGGGCTAACGCATAGGATGTAATCTTCTACATTATTTCGCGTGAATTCATCGTTATAATCTGCCAGCAGGCTGTTGATCTTGTTGGTTGATATTGGTTTGGAGTTAGCAGGGTGGTCTTTTATCTCATCCAGGAAAGGTTTCCTTTGTTGAGCTAGATTAGGTAGGTCGTGTTGTTCTGCATTTTCTCTAATAAAATCGCCTCCTCTTGAGTCGTCAGATGCGGCCCTGCACTGAACAAGTGTGGATTGACAACGATATGAAACCGATTAAAGGTATGTTCGCCGGTATCAATACCAGCTACCGCCTTGCAAACGACACCGTTCAATAGGAAATCGGGTTTGAACAATGTTGTGTAGAGCCGTTTGATGTTTTTCTGGTCAAATCCTATAGCGTCTGCAAAATCCTCTACAGTCATCCAGATAACATCATCACGCTGCTTTTCCAGTGGGTTAAAGCAAAGCATGTGATATTTGTAATGAATGAAGGGGATCATCTGGAATAGATAGCTCAGGGCTTTGTCTGACTGACGCATAGAATGTTCGTACAGGTTTCTGACGCTGTTGATGTAGACTCTGGTAATGATAGAACCCTCTCTGGCCGCATCTACCATTCGATTTGGAGGAAGGACACCTTTTGAAAAGATCGACTGGTTGATAATCAACTTTTGATCGTTTTCTTTAAAGATTTTCCTTTGTATCATGTCGTCCATAAAGATTTTGAAGTATCTATGAGACAGCCCCATCCGCTGTTCCAATCCTACTACCGTCAAGGGATTGTTGTGGTAGTTAACAAGTATGCCATTATAACCAGCAAATGTCGCAGCGTACATCAACCTCGTAACATGAGCAGGGTCCATATCAGGGAAGATCCTCCTGCACTGAGCACACAGATACCAGATAAAGGGTTCTGGAAGTTCTTGTCCATGTTTGCAGGCATCTAAAACATCGTCATAACATTGCGATGCTTTCTTTGCTACCTGCAAGATCATCTTTTCCTCTCTGGTGAGAGGTTTTTTGACTGGCTCGATAACATAATTATCCATGGACTCAATAATTCCTTGATCCAGATTGGTCAACATATTGTCAGCGTACTCCGGTAAATTTGGTGTTGGTGTATTAGTCGTCATTTTTATCACCTCCTTTCAAGGCTTATGAAATTAGGAGACTTATCCTCCAGAAAGTTTTTATGCAATATATACAAAAATCTTTCAACATATTTGTCTCGACCACCGCATTTGTGTCACGAAAAAATCTGCTCGTAAACCCCTTATTTGCTCGGCTATTCTTCAATTTTTCCTTTATCGATCCTTCCATATATATAGACATACCTTGGCTCTCCCTTACCCGTTACCTCTATCGGGGAAGGGAGCGGG